TTACTCTTGTATATTCCCTATGAAATTGTAGATGATTTTGATTTCCTGCTTCTTTACACCATCGACCACTTGTGCCTGCCCAACCTCAACTCGTTCAATCAGCGTGCTTACGATTTCCGGCGTCAGCTCCTGCATCTCTGTAAATTTCCTGACCATTTTGATGAACTGCTTTGCATTGTCGGATGTCGTTCTGGCCGCCGTGATCTGCACCTGCAGGGACTCGCATTTTGCTCTCAGCGTTGCCTGCTCCTCCTCATACTTCGTCAACATCCTGGAAAACCGCTCCGCACTCAGATTACCTGACACTTTGTCCTCGTAAAGCTGATTGATGATGAGGTCGATTTCCTCAATCCTGGCTTTTGCCTCGGCGTACTCCTTTTCGCCCTTCTTCACGGTATCATCACCCTGCTGCCGGGTCTTTTTCTCCACCATGGCGACGAACTCGGTTTCATGCTCCCTGGCAAAAGCGCAGTCGGCGCGGAGTTGGGCGAGCACTGCCGGTTCCAGTTCGTCCCTGCGGATGTAGTGCGTGGTGCATTTCTTGTAGTGCATATAGTACCCGCACATATAGGTCCCGCTGGTCTTGAGCCGGGAAGGATGGTTAAAGTACAGTTTACTGCCGCAGTCCGGGCAGTATAGGAATCCGTTCAGCGGTCCTTTGTCCCATACATTTTCCTTCCTGCGTCTCCCGCTTTCCCGCATCTTATGAACGGTCTGCCAGGTCTCTTCATCAATGATCGCATCCTGCGTGTTCTTCGTGATGATCCAGTCGGATTCATCATTCAGCACGCTCTTGTGGGTTTTGTAGGAAACGGTCTTTCTCCTGTAGCTGACGGTGTGTCCGCAGTACTCGTAACGATCCAGCAGGTTCAGGATGGTGCCGGGGTGCCACAGTGCTTTCGGCGTTTCGAAGGTCACAGCCTTTCCCTTGGTGTACTGTTTCTGCTTGGCGAGGTAATCGCCGGGAGCATCATAGCCGCGCCGTGCCATTTCCTCTGAAATCTGAGTGGCGTTTTTGCCGTTCAGGTACAGCGCGAATATTTCGCGGATAATGGCCGCAGGCTCCTCATCGATTACCCATTTCTTCGGGTCTGTTTCCGACTTCTTGTAGCCGTAGGGCGGATTCCCCGTCAGGTGTTCGCCGGACTTGGCTCTCGACTGCATGCTGGCCTTGATTTTCTTGGAAATGTCCCTGCAATACCACTCGTTTATGATGTTGCGGAAGGGCGTAAAATCATCGGAAACACCGCTGGCACTGTCCACGCCGTCGTTGATGGCAATGAAGCGGATTCCCGCCTCCGGGAACTTAATCTCGGTGTACAAGCCCACATGCAGGTAATCCCTGCCGAAACGAGACATGTCCTTGCAGATGATCGTGCCAATCAGTCCATTGTCCACATCGGACATCATGGCCTCAAAGCCTGGCCTTTGGAAATTCGCGCCGCTCCAGCCATCATCGACGTAGAATTTCGTGTTGGAAAAACCGTGCTCGGCAGAGTACCGGCTGAGAATGGTTTTCTGATTCCCAATGCTGTTCGACTCGGCATCCCCGCCATCATCTCTGGACAGGCGGCAGTAAAGAGCTGTGATTTTATCTGTGTTCATGGGTTTCTTTGGCATTTCGGCTCCTCCTTCGAATCAATTGTCCAGTACTATATATTGCTCTAAAAGCCACACATAGCAAGTCATGAAGCCTGAACAAACTCATAACTTTTGGACTGCCGCAAAGCATCGTTCAGGATGAGCTTTTCCAGCTTCTCCTTCAGCGTTCCGGTCGCGCTTTCGCTGTAACCGGTTGTAATGATAAACACAGTGCCGCCGCACCTGATCTCGGCTGCGTTATCTGCCCCGGAGAAGAGACCACCGTTGTCTGTAGCCTTATCCCCCGGGATGTCATTTCTTACGCAGAAGCTCCGCACCGTCTCACGGGAGAGCGAGAGCCTATCTGCAATGGTTTTATACCCAAGGCCGGAAGTGCGAAGGTTCCGTATGCCCGTTTTCTGGGTGTCCGTTAATCTCTTCAAAGTATCATTACCTCCCCAAAATAGAAATGCCTGGCATGTAATGACACCCGGAGAAAACAGGCTCATACGGATGCAGGCAGGTTTATGAATCAGGATTCATAGCGTTGTCCCTTCTTTGTCATGAGTTGTCGCGTTTTTGTCGCGTATCATTCTTGTATTTTCGTTAATATGACCTTATAATCAAAAAAGCCGTCCGCCTCTGGACGACCATCTCACATATACGAGGAACAGCCCCTTCCGGGGTGTCCTCCGCTGCATTTATTTCTGTCCTCTCAGACCGTCGCGGCAGCCATCCTTGCGGCTTTCCGTTCTGCGTACTTCCTGCGCTGACGCTCACGCTCCTTTGCCTTGCGCTCCTCGTATTTATCAGGATGGGCGGCATAATAAGCTTTCTGATAGGCGGCTATTTTTGCCTTCTTCTCCTCCGGCGTCTGTACAGGCCTCGGTTCCTTCAGAGGCTGGCTGGCCTTCTTCTTTTCGTACCAGGCTTTGCACTGGCTGCGGTGCTTCTCGCGGTAGGCGACCGCATAGTCGGCAACAACCATTGTGCGGCTAAGATTACCATAGCAGTCTTCGTGCTCGCCGATGCAGACCAGGTTTTTCAGGGTGTAATCCCGATAGACGTTCACCAGTCGTTTACGGATTGCCGAACTGAAGTAGGAAGCGAATTTTCCGCGTTTGAAGTTCCCCTTGCAGATGATCTCCCATGCGAGGATGTTGCCAAGCTGGAGAAAATCGTCTGTGTCGTAGCAGTCCATCCTGCCGCGGTACATTTCTGCTTCATGCAGGGTGATTGGCGCGAGATTGCGGAAAAGCTGCTCGTATGCGGCTTCCTCCCCGGTTTCGGAAATGATTCTGACCAGCTCCTCATTGGTGTGGTTCGAGTAAGGCATGGCTTCGTCTCCCTTCGTTTGGTAGTGTGCATATTACCGTCAGAAGGGGGATATAGCAACGAGAATAAGGGGCATAATGTACACAATCTTTTGAGACTGTATTTGTCATATTTGGTGGGGCCTGCCCACAGGAGAGAAGCCCCTCTCCCATGAGTAGAACAGGTGTTTATCAACCGTTGGCGGCAGTTCCCTTAATCTTGAGCACCTGCACCGCCTCGGGCAGGATCAGCTTGCCGTCCACGCGCTCTTTGGCAACGAACGCCACCTGACCGACACCGGCATACAGCTCATGCAGCGCCGCAAAGCTGCGGGTGCCGCGGTCACCGATGTTGTAGTAGCTGAAGTCACCGAAGGCTATCACGGGCTGGCCGGCAGCGATGGTCGGCACAAACTGGGACGTGTATACAGGGAATCCCAGCAAACGGTCCGGCTCACCGGCGGTCAGGGCAGGCTGCCACAGATACTGGCCGTTCCCATCCTTCAGCTTGCGGATTACCGCCAGAGTGCTGTCCGCTGTGATGAAGGCAGCATTAGTGCGGTACGGGCGTTTGAGCTTGTAGATCAGGTCGAGCACCTCATCGGCGGTCGGCATATTCCCCGCAGTGGTAATGCCGATCTGCCCGCCGAGGGTAGGATGCAGAAGCCCCGTAGGCTTGCTGGTTCCATCACCGACAAGGAATGCCTCTTCCTCGGCGTTGGCGATAGCCTGACCGAAAGAACGGATCAGAAAGCCCTCCAGGTCGTACTGGTTATCCGCCAGAAGTTCCTCGGAAACCTTCACAGCCACAGAAAGCTTGTAGGCATCCAGAATCTTCTGGTCAAAGCTGGCATCGGAGAACACCAGCGCACCGTTCTCCTCGACCCAGCTTGCCGCAGGCTTGGATGCGGCGACGTTGATTTTGCGTTCCCCGCTGGTCTGGATCACAGTGCCGAGCTTGCGAACTACATTCTCATGCTCCAACGCCTCGATCAGACGTCTGTCCCACTCCTCAGGAACCAGATAGCCGCCGGCTGAATCCGTGCCCTCCACGAGCACATTGGACACCTGACGGAAGTTGGAGCGCAGGGCGCTTACCATAGCGTTCCTGTACTCATCGGAGGCTCGTCCCGTCTTCATCTTGCCGCCGGAACCCGGGGTATTGGTCAGGAGAGTCCCGACCGGGCTGGACAGCTCCGCTTCCAGAGCCATTCCGCGCTCATTGCGCTTGATCTCCTCACCGAGGCCAATAATCTCAGCCTCCATCTTTTCATAGGTGGCAACGTCCTCAGCGGACAGCATGCCGTGGTTATCACGGTGCTCGTCCAGGAAGTTCTTTGCCTGTTCCCAGGCACGGGCACGCATCTCGCGCAGTTCATTCACAGTAAAAGATTTCATTGATTTTCCTCCTGCCCTTTGGGCATAAAAATGACTCCGGCTGAACCGGAGTGTGATGAATATAAAGAACAGCGGTAGAGGGGCTTCTCCAACGCTGTATCTTACTACGGTTATCTGAGGTCACCTGTATTGGCGGGCCTCTATTTCTTCTTTCCGGCGTAAATCCCGGCATCCTCCAGCTTGATCATCGCGCCCTGGACAAGGAAGTTGTTCCCGCCTTTTTCCTCAGGAATCAGGTCGAAGCCTTCCAGACGGCGCACATCATTGGGACACATGAAACCGTTGTTGATGCCCACAGCGTAGCCTTCCATCCGGCTCTTATAATCGCCGCGGAGCAGCCCGTCCACATTGAAACGGATCTCATACTTCTTCTGTTCTTCTCTGGAAAGCAGGGCATCCGAGAGAGAAGATTCCCAGCGGCAGATCCATGGCGTGAGAGTGTACTTGACAAATTCCAGGCTCTCATGTTCAATATTTGAGAATGTCGCCTTGCTCAGATCCGCCAGCATATGCGGCGGGATGCGGAAGATACGCGCGATCTCCGTCAGCTGGTACTGCCTTGTCTCCAGAAGCTGGCTGTCCTGCGGGCTCATGCTGATCGGATTGAAATGGAGGCCTTCCTCCAGAATGGCAACTTTACCTGCGTTTCGACTGCCGCCGAAGGTTTCGTTCCAGCTTTCACGCAGCTTGGAGACATCCTTTATCACACCGGGATGTTCCAGCACTCCGGCAGGGGCAGCGCCATTGGCAAAGAACCGGCTGCCATATTCCTCCGCCGCCAGCGCAAGGCCAATCGCGTTCTTGGTCATGGAGATCGGACTGTAGCCTACAAGCCCGTCAAAACCCAGCCCCGGAATGTGCAGGACATCACCGGGCATCAGGATGACCGTATTTCCATCCATGGTGGGCGGCTCGTTTTCGTTGCGGAGGTACCGATAGAACAGCTGCCCCTTCTCGTCACGCTCCACGCTCATCTTATTTGGCAGAAGCGGATACAGAGCCACCACCTCGCCGCGCCCGTTACGCAGGATTTGAGCATAACCGTTTCCCCACAGCAGGATGTGCGTCATCAGAGTTTCACGGAAAATGAATGATGTCATTTCCGGATTTGGTTTATCATGTAGCAGATAAAAGAGATTCAAATCCTCCGCCTTGCTCCTGTCCCCGTTATCTCCCCGGCGATAAACATGCAGCGGCATGCTTGCGACACTCTCTGCCAGAATGCGCACAGCGGAATATACCGCCGTTGTCTGCATGGCGGTGCGCTCGTTGACGATCTTGCCGGCGGAGCTCTGCCCGAAAGGGAACCTGTAACCGCTGCCTGCCGCACGGTCTGTCACCTTTCCCTTAAAAATGCTTTGAAAAAATCCCATTGCTTTCTCCTTCCCCCGTTGACAGGGATGCTGCTATATAAATAAAAGGCCGCGGCTCTCGTATATCGATTCCGTCTGAACCGATTCGTTCCGCAGCGCCCGATCCAGTGCCATAACAAGAGCCACAGCAGCGTCGACCTTCTCGGTGGCGCGGCTTTTGTCGATTTTAATATTCCCAGCCGGGTCGGTGCGCACGACAATGTTATCCATGCACCAGCGCAGCAACGGATGCCCGCCGTGGGCAAGCTTCTGCTCCAGGGTAAGCCGCATAAGGTCCTTGGTGGGATTGCTCATGCTCACAAAGCCCTGCCCGAAGGGAACCATCTGGAAGCCCTCATCACTGAGATGGTTTACAAGCTGCTGGGCATTCCAGCGGTCGTAAGCGATCTCGCGGATGTCGTACTGCTCCCGCAGGTTCAGAATGAACTGTTCGATGTAATCGTAATCCACCACATTACCACCGGTGCTGAGGATGTAGCCCTGCCGTTTCCAGAGATCATAATTCACATGGTCCTTCCGGCTCCGGGTATCAATGGTTTCCTCCGGTATCCAGCAGAAAGGCAGGATGCGGTATTTCTCCTCATCCTCGATAGGCGGGAACACCAGCACAAACGCGGTAAGGTCCTGCGTGGAAGATAGATCAAGGCCGCCATAGCATGGACGACCGCGGAGCGCCTCCGCATTGACGGGCGTATTGCAGGCGTCCCATTTCTCCATGGGCATCCATCGGACGGCCTGCTTTGTCCAGATGTTCAGCCGCAGCTGCAAAAACGAGTTTACTTCTGATGGATTCTGCTTTGCGGATTCACAGGCCTGCGCCAGTTTTTCAATTGGGAAAGTTACGCCAAGAGACGGGTTGGCCTTTTTCCATACCTCCGGGTCTGTCCAGTCATCGCCGGGATCCGCCGCATAAACCACAGGATAGATCGTAGGATCGATTTTCCTGCCTTCCAGGATGTCCTGCGCCTTCTGGAACAGCTCATAGCCGATGCTGTGAATGTTGTCGCCCGCCGTGCTGATGATGAACTGGAGCGGCTGCCGCCTGGCATCCCCGGAGCCCTTGGTCAGCACATTGTAAAGATCCGGATTCTTCTGCACATGGATCTCATCAATCAGGATGCCATGGGCAGACACACCGTGGGCGCGGTCCGCTTCCGAACTGAGCACCTGGTAAAAGCTGTTTGTCGGTTCATAAATGATCCTTTTCCGGCTGTCCAGTATTTTGCAGCGTTTGCGCAGGGCAGGAGAGAGCCGGATCATGTCCGCCGCGACAGAATAGATGAGGGACGCCTGCTGGCGGTCTGCCGCCGCTCCATATATTTCTGCCCGCTGCTCATGGTCGGCGCAGAGCAGGTACAGCGCAATGGCAGCGGCCAGTTCTGTTTTCCCGGCCTTCTTGGCAATGTAGATGATTGCCTGCCGGAACTGGCGCGTGCCGTCTTCCTTCACAATGCCGAACAGGTCGCGGACGATCGTTTCCTGCCAGGGTAGAAGGATAAAGGGCTTGTTATAGAAGTCACCCTTCGTATGTCTCAGCGCCTGAATGAAATTCACAGCCCTGTCTGCCTTTTCCCTGTCATAATGGGATGAAGGATGCATAAACCGCGTCGGCTGATATTCATTATTTCCCATTTCGGCCTATACCTCCTTCCCACGAACTGACCGAATCTGATGCAGCTCTTCTCCGGAATCGATGAAGAGTTACAGCTTTAGAAGCTGTTCCATCATATCGTCCTGCGGATTGCCTGTGACCGGTTCCCGGCAGTTTTCCGATACGATGCTGAAAATCTGCTGGAACAGAATGTTGGCCTGTTTGAGATACCCCTGAGCCATGGTCACAAAGGGGCTGGCAATCGCGGCTCCCGTCGTGGGATGCTTGGACAAAAAGCCCATCTCGTTGTTAATCCGCTCCAGCTGAATCCACCGGGCCATGGCCATGGAATACTGCTCCAAAAGATGCGGGCTGACCAGGTGCGCACAGCTTCTTTTGCGCAGCCATGCCTCCATCTGGTCCCATATCTCCCTGCCATACAGGTCGCCGATACGCTGGTCTTCCGACAGGAATTCTTTGATATCCTGAATCTCTTCACCATCAACACCATCGTCCTCCGGCATGGAGAGCGCAATCGCCGCCTGTCCTTCCTGAATCCGTTCTGCCAGCGGTTTTTTCTTCCGCCCGGCACCGACCCTCGCGCCGCCGCGGTTTGTTCCGTCTTTCGCCATAATGACTCCTTCCTCTCAGACGGGGGCAATATTTCCCCCGTCTCCGCTTCGTTGTTTACCTGCACATCCCGGCTGTGCGCCTATTCCCTTGTTTGAAATCGGAAAGACGCACACGAAGGGAGGCCGCCGGTGATGTTGTCCCTATTGTTTGATTTCAGACCCGCCCCTCCTCGTTTTCAAACAAAAATCAAACAGCACTGTCCGGATTGTTCAGCGATCCACAGTGCGGGCAATAGGCGAAAGGCGGCTCATCTTCCTCATAGCTCCAGCAGTCCTCTGCGTTCGGAGCCCGGCCGCACTGGTTACAAACCCAAGAGCCGTGCTCGTAGACCCATTCGCCCACATGGTCGACAAAGTCCTCCTTCTCTGAGTAATTCATCGGATCGCCCATCATCGGAAGACCTTCCATACGGTCAGCCTGCAGGACAAACATCGGGGAAGTCCTGCGCATGCAGAAATGCCAGTTGAGTGTGTCCGTGTCCGCCGGAAAACATCCGACGAGCAGCATGGCTTCCTTGAACTGATTGTTGGTCATATAGATTTTGGTGCGGTGCTCCAGGATGTGCTTCATGCCGTAGCTGGTATGCCCGTCCAGCGGTTTTTCCGCCGGGATGACGTTATAACGCAGCCAGGTCAGGGCTTTCTCCTGTTCCTCCGGCATCAGGTCGTGGAAATGGGCTTCGTCACCCTTCGTGACAACCTCAAAGAAGTACTTTCCGTCCGTGGCCTGCTTATAACGTACGGAGCAGGTGTATCCCTCCGCATTGACTTGGTTGATAAACTTTCTCCTCATGATTCTTCTCCTGTTCTCCGGCTGTTGTGGCTGCCGGTGCCTTTATTATGCCAGCGGTCTCCGCGCTCGGCATGGAGCCGGGAGTGGCAGGGGCCGCAAAGGCTCATCAGATTATCCGGTGCGTTCGTGCCGCCCTCATTGAGGGGAAGGACATGATGCACCAGAGTTGCTTTAGTGTATTTACCCTCCTGCAGGCAAAGCTCACACAGGGGCTGGCGCTGAAGCAGCAGCTTTCGTATTTGACGCCAGGCTCCGCTGTGGTATCTGAACTGATGCTCCGGATCACGCTGGTAGCGGTCGTAATCACGGGCTGCCTGCCGCTGATGCTTCTCGCAGTAGCGTCCATGCGTCAGTTCGGGGCAGCCGGGGTACGCGCAGGGCTTCATGGGCTTGTATGGCACTGTCCATCACGCTCCTTCCATAGTAATAGGGCGGTGAACACAATCCTGTGCTTCAGCCGCCCTGAAATAATAGTATTTTGTTTTCATGCTGCTTCCTGTCCCTCCAGATATTCCTGCAGGAACGGAAGCGCCCGCCCGTGGATCTTCTGGACATTACGGACGCTCATGCCCATGTCCAGCGCGATCTTTTCCCAGTCCTGTCCGGTGATGTACCGCCGGGTCACAACGGTCTGCTGGTTGACATCTGTCAGCCTTGCGATCAGGTCGGATACTTTCACTTTGACATCCGCATAATCCTGCTCGGCCCGCTTCAGATCCTCTTCCAGCTGTGCCAGCGCGATCACGGCATTTTCCACGGAGGATCCGCTGTAATCGTGCCCGCTTGGGATGTGCTCCTCGTAGCTCACACCGTGGGCTCCGATGGAATCCATACGGTATTCGATCCGCCCTTCGATCAGGCTGATCTTCCGTTTGGCATCCTTTGCCTGATAAAGAAAATCCTTCACAGGTCTGAACCGATCTTTCTTCCTACTGAACGCTGCATCGATTGCGTTCATGACTGCTTCTTCGTTCTGCATGGCTCGTACCTCCATTCTGGGAGACAGTTCCCCCTATATATAGCCGAAAAAGTTCACATTCTGATCCCGCGGCAGAAATCCTTACCACTCTGATGCGCGGGAGTGGTAAAGGCCGGATGCATCAAACACAGAGGGGTATGCCGGGAAGCTCCTGAAAACAGCTGTATTCCGGCTTCCTTCAGGGAAAAACCTTACCACTTTACCACTTTTACCACAGTTACATATATCCCTTATAGGAATATTTTTATTTCCCTGTTTCAGAAGAAAAATAAAATATTATAAATAGGTGTGATATATATGCGCGGAAAGTGGTAAAGTGGTAAGGGCACCCGGCTGTGTCCGTTACCTCAACGCAGGAAGTCCGGCATATCCGCCGTCAGGGGAGGAACCGCATCCGGGAAATCGTCCGCCGCCTCGCTCGTTATGGTCAGGTTCAGCGAGTATACGCGGTTCACGATGCCTTTGACGCTTTTGCCGATCTGTGAACGCTCCTTGCCCTGGGAATCCCGGAAGGTCTCGATCAGTCCGCGCTCCTGGAACCCCTTGATGCATTTCCGGGCGGAAAAGCCCGCCTCCTCCAGCGCGTCATTCATATTTTTGGCGATGGCGTACACCTTCCCGTTTTCAATCTTGCCGTAAACCGGCGTCACCTCATGGAGTACGCTGCCGCCGGAGAACCGTGCTTTATTGGAAGCAACCCAGCCGCAGATGAACTCCCATGCCGATTCGATGGAATCCTTCGGCGCGTTGTCTTCCAGATTCTTCAGCAGTTTCCCGGCCAGTTCCACAGCCTCTTTGAACGCATGCTCCTCGGGCAGGTGAAAAACAGCCATGCTGCTGTAATAGTCTGCCAGGGCGAGCACTGCCACATTATCCCGCTGCACGTTATCATTGCTGATGGCAGAGCGGATGCGTTCGTAATCCTCCTTGAGGCTGTCCAGACGTCCGGCAAGCCAGCGGATGAACTTTTCACCCGCAAAGCCATAATTGCACTCAGATACTTGGTGCAGCTCCCGCGCCAGTTCCTCATCTGCCTCGCCGATGCCGTTCTCGTTCAGCGGGCAGGCATATATTTCCATCAGACGTGTATTCACGCCGTCCATGGAGCTGTCAGTGCTCATGGGCTGCTCCCCGGTGGAAAGGATGGTGTTGCGCCAGGTTTCCACTTTTTGCAGGCCGCTGCCCACGCGACCTCTGGTCTTGCCCACGCCGTTGCCGAGCGTATACACGACATCATTGACGCTCAACCGCTTCTGGTTCAACGTCTGAAGCTCATCCAGCGCGAAGGGCAGGTGTTTGAGCGTCCCCGCCCAGCGTTCCATACCAACGATGGTGGAGAAATACTTTGACACAAGCACACGGGGATCGCCCCATACGGCGATGACGAATTTCAGGGCAGCGGTCTTGCCGCTCCGGCTGCCGTACCAGATGTGAAAATAGATGATCCTGTGCTGGAGCTTTTCCAGTAATGGAGCGGCAAAGCTTGCCGCCAGCATGGCTCTTGCAAAGGGCATCCTACGCAGCTTCACAGCAGCATCCAGCCATATCTGCTCAGATCCTTCCGTCTTTAGTGCTGCAAGGATGCGTTCCGTCTCATTTCCATCTGTCTGCGCGACGATGCCGCCTTTGAGGCTGTATGGGTAAAATTCATCTCCGATCCAGCCTGCTCGACGAATGGAGCGCCTGATCGGGATTGTTTTCCCATTGATGGCCTCCATCTCTTCGATATACTGCGTCAGAGAGGCCGCGTTTCCCGATGAAACCGGGAACCCTTCATCCGCATATTTGATGATATTGTTGCGATTGAGCATATCCGCCCTGGGTGCGATCAGCGTCTTGTAGTGGCTGTTGCGTCGGAAAGTGGTCTCCAGCTTTTCTGTACCGTCATCTACGTTGACCAGTTTTGCGGATATATAGAGCGGTTCTGATGTGACGCGGACAGGCGTCATGACGCCCATCACCATCTCCCAGTGGCGTATGCCTCCATCGCTTACGATCCAGTTTCCCGGAACGAGCATCTTGGGGGCAGTGACCCCGCTCAAGCTGAGAAAAGATACCTTGTCCTTTTGCCTTGCGGCATCCTCAGCGGCGCTTTCATTTGACAGCTTCTTCACCTCACGGAGAAAATCCCGGACGCTGACCTCCCTGGGCAGCTTCTGCTTGATCTTTGTAAACCGCGCCATGTCATTGGCAGATGCCCATGCCGCGTTGGCAATGAAATCAGGGGAGAAAACAGTATCGATATCCAGATCTGTTTCCAGCGCCGCGTCAATGGCCTGTCGGATCTGTTCAGCTTCATCGTCAAAATCCTCGGCGGCGTCTGAGCGGTATCCTTTTTCATAGAAAGCCTTACACCCGGCAATGGCTCTCCGCATGGTCATCTCACCATAGGTGGTACCGGCCTGGTGCCGGTCCCATTTGTCGCGGTACAGGCCGCTCTCCCGGAAGATACGGTCTATCTGCTCCTTATCGCCCCGGCAGTAAAACGCCAGCATGGCACAGAAGCCGAGATCCGCTTCTGACTGTGACCAGTTCGGATTATCCCCGCCGTATTTCTCCCATTCTCCGTTGTAATAATCCACGAATTTCTGTCCGGTTGCGCTCTGGGACGCTTTCAGAAAAACCTCTTCATCGGTGAGGATAGTGCCTCCCTCCGGAACCGGGACAGATGATGTAATGACCGGTTCGGGCCTTTTCATGAAGGTCTCCTCAAACAGCATCAGCTGCTCCAGGGAAACCCTCATGGAGCCCTCGCGGTACACATTCCCGGTCATGGTCATGAGCTGGTTGTTGAATCCCGGGAAGTAATTCTCAACATGGACTTCCTTGTTGTTTACAAAGTAATCATCACGGTCAAAGGCAAAGCCCTCCGGGACAAAGAAGATCATGTGCAGTCCCTTCCCAGAAGGGGAATACTCCACCAGGGCGTCAGGCAGCATTTCAAGGATCTTTAAGGCGCGTTCATCCAGGCTCCCGTCATCCTGTACACAGTCGTCAATATCTATGAATCCGACATTGCCGGACACTTTGACAAGGACGCCGTCATACTGGTCGACCGCAGCCAGAGCCCTTTCCAGCGTAGTCATGGTTTCAATCCTGCTGGAGCTCGCTTTCGCTCCGCTGACCGGGTTATACGGCACTTTCGTCTGTCTGCCTTTTACTTGCTCATACCGCCAGTTTGCAAACGGCAGCTGTCTGACTGCCTCAGGGTAGGACATCAGACCCTTCTGGTTTAGACATTTGAGATTCATAAGCTCCTCCTGCATGCAAAAAGGGAGAAGCTTGCCGCTCCTCCCAGGTGTGTTTTTCCGGACCGCGCCGCCGGAATCGGCTTTCAGTTGTCATGTATTGCCGGATATCATCATTCTTTGGCTCAGTGATAACGGGTTTCTGTTGACCACAGGGCACAGTATCCCCTATATATTGCCGGAAAAGTTCACATCCGGCACCCACACCCGGGTTGTCAGGCGGCTTCCTCGATTTCTTCCTTTATATTTTCCATAACCTCTTTATCCATGAATCCTTCTTTGTAAAATACCTCTGCCAGGCCGTGTATCAGGCGAAGCTCCTGTTCTTCCTCCCGGCGTTCCTGTTCTTCCCGATCTATGGCAGCGCTCCGCATTTCCGCAGCCTTCTTTTCAGCCTTCAGTTCCGCTTTCGTGGGAATCGGGAACCCGAGGTTTTCAAACACCGGGATCACTTCGGCAATCAGCCGGTTCTTTCGGTTGGAGATGGCGGATTTTCCTACTCCCTCATCTTCCGCAATATCCACCTCTTTCATGCACTGATGGAAGATCTGATAAAAGGTTTTGTAATTCTTCTTTGTCAGGCGGGGAAGTACCCTGTGGATGACCTCGCACATATACCGCACCTGCGCATTACGAATCTTGGGGTTATCCGACAAAGCGCCCCTGAGCACAGCCTCGTCATAGCTTTCTTCCTCATCGGGCTGGTTCTGTTCACGGACATATGCCTCATATGCCGCCTGGTCCTGGGAACCCAGGTGCCAGTTCCCGTCGGCATCCTTCCCGCTTTCCTGATCCCGCCTGTCAAGATGCTCATCCTGCTCCCGCTGTGCCTTGAATTCCCCCTTATCCGTATCAAACAGAAGATTCCGGATTTCTTCCGGCACATTCAGGTACAGAACCTTCACCATCTGCCCGGTCTCCAGATCCATCTGCTCCACAACATACCCGCCTTCCGGAAATTTTACCGGGTAGCTGCCCCAGTTGCGGGCATAGCGGTACTTTCCATACAGTTCAAAGCGGGTATCGTACGGATAATAGGTTTCCGTAATGCCATCCCCCACATCATAGGGGACTCCAAATTTGCGATCCTGTCTCATCATCATGCTCCTCCTGAATTTCATGCGAACGCGAATTGTAGAAAGTCTATTTGTGAGATTATTACTTTCTACTACTTCACATTATACGCCATGCAAATGAAATGTCAAGTGGGCACGATCAGAGTAAGCGTTCTACATTTAACTTTCCCTTGCTTTTTCTGTAGCGACGGATTATAATCAGGGAAGAATGTAGACTGCTCATATGTCAGCTGTCTACTTACGCGCTTTCAGGAGGTTTATCCACATGCTTTACATCAGGCCAACACAGAAGGGCTTTGAAGCCTATGATATTTACCATCACTCTGTATTTAAGGAAACAGACTGTGAAAAGCTCTTTGCATTTCTGGAATCCGATCCCGGCAGCTTTTCAGAGAAGCTGCGCACCTATTTTGAAAAGCGGATCGATGTGGACTCCCTTGAACCGAAAGAAGGGAAAGTCTCCAAGTCCTTATGCGAGGGTATAAAAAAAGAGATGGCATTGATCCATCCCTGTCTGGCTGCTGATCGTTATGCTGGTTTGTTCGCCATGTTGGCAGAGGAGTTGAATTTACTCCTATGTAGAAAGAATCCCGCTAAGAATCCCGCTGATGTAATCCGGAAGGACAGATATACAGCCCTTCTGCGGCATTTGTTTCAGCCGCTTCTAACGATAGGCGCGGAGCCGCTGCCTCCTGCTCTTGTGCCCACCAGCGCTGAGTTTATGGGGAAATATTATACGCAGCTTGAATCGATGTACCGTGGTGGCACCATGCCGTCCGGACTGGACAGCATCGAGAAAGTCCGGGAAGAATCGGAGCGATACATCTTCTGGGTGCTGGATCAGTCATCCGTGCGTTTTAAGGATCTGGAGCGCAGCACCCGTATCCGTCTGTACAGCCATGTGTTCAGGAGAAGTGCTATCGGTGCGGATCTTCGGTTTATCAGCAACTTCTATTGGCAGGAGCCGGAGGAATACGACTACTTTGCCCACACAGTCGAAGGCATGATGCTCCATAACAGCAATGACGGTATCCTGGATGATAAGGTGGAAAATCCCAGGTCGGCCGGAGAACAGGAGCGCGAGAACCGGATCAAAATGGCTGACTCTCTTTCCCGGCTGCACAGCGACAAGCAACTGCTGTCAGATGAACTGAAGGAATATATGGATGATGCGATTGCCGACGCGAAGAATGACACGGCAGAAACCCTCTTCGAGGAATACCGCGTGGACGATCTTTCCCAACTGATCCGGCTCCAGCTGTGGCTGCTGACAAAAGGTGATACGATCATCAAGCGCTGCCGCCATTGCAGCCGGCTGTTTATCGCGGAACGCGCATCTGTGGACTACTGCAACCGCATCATGGATGGAGAAAAAGAACCCTGCGATGTGGTGGGGCCGAAGAAGTCCTTTGCCCGGCTCATGGATGAAGACCATATCCTGAAGACCTACAACCGCGTCTATAAGACCATTTATGCGCGGATGAAGCGCGGGAGCATCACAACAGAGGAATTCAACCGCTGGAAAGCCCTGGCGCGGTATCTGCTGGACCAGACAAGAGCCGGAGAGATGAGCGAGGCAAAATTTGAATCCTGGCTGACGCAGGATATCCGCGCATGGGGGATAGGCAGAATTGATCCGGCCGAGGTGGTATCTTCCAAGCGGGGAGAGAAGTAA